GACTAGAAGTGCTTACTTTTACTTGCGCAACGGCCATTTTTTTTAGACTCCCTGTTGCTTTTTTTACATTCGCCTCTTGCTTAGCAAATTCCGGAGCCGCTTTTTTTAAGCTTGATACTATGTTATCTAAAGAAAATGAAAAAGTATCCCCCATTTTCTTACTTGACTTTCCTGTTTTAATTTGCTCTCTATTTAGCGCATTAAGTTTTTTCGCCGCCTCAGAAGCCACCGCATTTTGCTTTATGAAAGTTCCCACAGTCTCCGACAATGTTTTGTCCATCCCTAGAAACTTTTGAATTGCTTTTTCCGCAGGGGAGAAAAAAGATTTTAAGCTTTTTACAACGCCTTTAATTTTACTAGTTATCTTAGAAAAAACTTCACTTATCTTTTCTCCTGCCACTACTATTGCATCTTTAACAGCGTTGAAAGTGTCTTTAACGAAATTCAAATCAGCTGTGAATCTTTGAATTACTTTCCCTGGTATCTGCGAAATCCACTCAAATACTATACTAAGAGACAAGAAGAATATCTCAATTATTTTTGAGGCTACTCTAAGTGCTTCTCCTAAGAATTCTAATGATGGTTTTAGAACACTTGATATAACAGCTGCAATGTCCACAAGCTTATTAAGAACTGTTCCTAAAATAGGTCCAAAAATATTTATGGCATACCCCCCGATCTTCATCCATATATTGAACAGTGTTGCTAGAACATCAAGCAAAGGATCTATGGCACTCTTGATGTTATCCCATATTTTAATTAATTGAGGCGCATTATTTGTTATAAAGTCGGCGACTACTTTTTTAACAAACTCAAACCTTTCTCGTAGGGATGTGAGGGCTTTATTGAATCCATCACTAGTCGAAATAGTTTTTATGATCTGCGCCCCAAAATTTGATAATTCAGTACCTAACGACTTAAACGTCGCTATACTTTTTGTAATCTCTGCATCAAAGCGAGAAACAAATTTTGTGCCAGTATTTGTTAAATTTTTCAGTGTGGTTTCTACTTCACCGAAAATAGTTAAGGCCACGCCTTTTAGGGCACTCGTGAATATTTGCCAGCGTCCTGTTAATGTTTGTAATTTGATGGCTTGGGCTTCTGTGGCGTCTCTGGCGGCGTCTTGTTTTTTCTTGAATTCTGTTATAGCGACCCCACCTTTTTGTAGCACCCCCACAAGTTTTGTTCCCGCAATTTCATTAAAAATAGTAATTACATCTGCCGACTTCGCCCCAGATTTTGCAAATTGATCTAACAAATCGGTGAACGCTGTTGCTTTGGAAACTTTTGTTAGATCTATTCCCAAGCGTTCAATGGCTGCGGATGCTTCCCCTGTTGGTTTTATCAATCTTGAAAGCATCGCTCTAATAGCCACCCCCGCTTGCTCACCCTTGAAACCTTGATCCGCCATAACTCCAATCATGGCCGTTAACTCTTCAAAACTAATACCCAGAGTAGAAGCAATAGGTGAAGCTGTCTTCAGAGCTTCTGATAGATCTCCGAAGCTCTGAACTGAAGCGTTAGCAGTTTTCACCATCAAGTTAACCATCTTTTCCGCGCTGACCCCCTGCTTTTCAAATAATCCATACTGCACCGCAAGAACTCCCGCTGCTGTGCTAAGATCTGTACTAGTCGCCCCTGCCAATTTCATAGCTTCCGCAGTAGTCCTCAATATTTTGTCCGCTGAAAAACCCGCTTTCGCTAATTCAGTCATAGCTCCTGCAGCTTCAGAAGCAGAAAAAGCGGTTGTCTTTCCTATCCTCTTAGCTTCATCAGAAAGTGCCTTAAATTGCTTTGTTGTTAATTTTGAGACCGCCAACACGTTGGCCATTCTATCGGAAAAACTTCGCCCTTCTGTTACAATAGCACTAAAAGGCGCAGCAAGGGCGTTTGCTGCAGCGCGTAACAATTGCAGTCCTTGATTTAAACCAATTATTTTTTGAGAAAGATTACTGATTTCGGTTTTTGCATTACCTTTTGACGTAACCTCAACTACTATTTTTTCCGCCAATTAACCCCCTAGTTTTTTCTTCAACTCTTTTTCTGCTTCAAAGCGCATAAGATCAAAAATTTGGACTATTATGTTTTGTTGCTGTGCGTAAGCTCTACCATCAGGGAAACACCATTGATGATAAATAGGTCTACAAATCTCAAAACTTTTTTTGTGTTTTGCCCCCTTAGCTATTTGATAGGTAAGGTTATGGCAATGAAAAAATGTTTGTAATAGAAAGAATATAGATTTTCCGCATATTTCTATATTATTATTCTGTACTCGTTTGTTGGCTACCGCTTGAACGGTTACTTTTTTATGGCCATCTCTTCTTCTTTGGCAAGAGAAGATATTGAAAATAATTTCACCAGAATATTAAAAGAATATGTGAAAAATATACCATATTTTAAAAGATCCTCTATTGTAGCGCTCCTTGTCTCCTTAGGCTCCTTCTTCACTATAATATCTATGCCTTGAATATTTCGGCAATATTTTGGCAAAAATTCCTTGAAAAGAGTCTTTAACTTGTCATCTGACATCTTTTCAAGGCCTTCCTGCGCTGCTTCTTCTTCAGAAGCATTTTTGTTTGCTGAAGCAATATACTTCAATAATTTTTGAAAATCTTGTATTTCTAACGGTGCTAAATCTATATTGAAAGTTGAATCTTCAGCCCCCACCGAAATATTATAAGTTTCGTAACCCAAAAAGAATTCCATTTTTTAATCTCCTATGCTGTATAACCTAAAGTTCTAACGTTTGTTAAATCGATTCTAAAAGCGTAATTTGATGTTTCATCAAAAAGAGCATCCGCGGTAAAATTTGCTTCAATAATTCCCTGCCCTGATATATTCACCTCATAAGTTTTGAACTTAACTTTTGGAAATGTTAATGTTAAAGCATTAGGTGAATTACTAGCAAAATTCACTTGTAGCATTTTTTCCTCTTGATCTTCAAAAGCAATCATATAGCTATGAGATTGAAAAAGAATTGTGCCACTAAGCTCAATTAATTCAGTACCTGTTCTTTTAATCTTGTAAGGTGCTTTTGTATTTTGCAAAGTATGTACTGCCTCTAGATTTTTATTCGCTGTTACTGTTAATTCTCTAACATCTAATAAGGCTGCGCTATCATAAGACGCACTTGTCTGACTCCAATTGAATGGAATTTGACCACTTGGAAACGTAGGTGTAGAAGCTGTTTGTCTAGAATATCCTGCCCCTATAACACCCAAGGAAGCATTGACAATTTCTCCATTCGCTATATTAATATCTAGAGTATTTCCGATTAAATCGTAATACAAAAAAGCACTGCCTACATCCCTGTACGCTTCTGCCGTGAATGGAGTTCCCGCGGCCCGCTCATCAAAATCAGATGTTGCCATCAAAAATTGATGCAGATGATCCCCGCTTGGTGCTGTGTAATTATCTAGAAAGGCCCTAAATAACCATCCTATACCTTCAGGATCCGCTTCCGTTGTTATGTCACCTTCCACACTATGCATCCCTTCATGCGTTGGGCTCTGCGCAAATCTACTGTACATAGATTCCTTTTGCAGCACTTCAATATTATGTGTTAATGATTCTTCTGTTATTGCTAGTGCTTCTAGGCTATCTACTTTCACCGTTCCGAATGAATTTTGAAAATTCAACATCAGGTGTCCCTGCATTCCATATCCAGCCATTATTCAGTCTCCTCTTTGTTATATTTTTTTTGGGGTTTTTCTTTTTTCCCAGAAGCAAAAATTTTAATCTGTCCTCTGGATAAAAGAAAATCGGCTTTTTCTTGGTCTAGCTCAATTAACTGACCATGTTCTACACGGCCAACGATAGGGTTGTACCCTTCCCGACCTATCCATCTATATACTGTTTTCATTGTCTTTTCTCCGCTGTTAATGTTACTTGATAAGCCCAAATATAATCCTCTTGCTCTATATCTAACTGGTAAGGGACTATCTCAAACCCTCTTATCATATCAACCGTGTCTAGTAATGTTCTATTACTATTAATTACTGTCATTACTGGGGTTAATAATTTATCTAACGCTTCACTTGTGGATTGCTCTTCAGTAATATATTGTTGCTCTTGAAGAAGAATCCACGGGCGATATGTTACTAGCCATGGTTCTTGATAATTACATCTATGAGGGGCAATTTCTATTTCATTATGATATACTCCCACCCATGGAGTTCTATTAATATCAACATTATAAGGCTCGTTCATCTCTACTGTAACGTTGCTATTAACAAGAGTGCTATCACTGCTTAACAAAGTATACAAGGCATTCATGACTGAATTAACATAAATCATATCTGTTTCCTTATGTAGCGTTGATACACGGGCAAAACTATTTTCCCCCCTTGTTTGATAGTAGGAAATATTTTTCGTTGTGGCACTTTGAATGATTTTCCATTCAATACACTTGTACCACCTTTTTCATGGAGGCTAGAATATGTTACCCTTGATTTCACAAATCCACTTTTAGAAGTGGCGAAAATATCCCATCCTGTTTTTAACCTGCCTGTATCTTGTAATATCTTGAAAGGCTCCTCTCCACGGCGTAGATTTTTTGTTATAGGGCTTAACGGCTTCCACTTAAGCGAGGCATCTTTATGTAAACCTCCTTCCGCCTTGAAATTCCTTTGAATCCACCCATCTAATACAACAGCAGCTTGTAGATGTGCTGGCCTCATGTTATTTAATTTATCTGAAAGATTATCAAATTTAGCCGCTACCGCTCTTCCCCCAAACAATTTAATTTTAATCATCTCTGCGCATCCTTTAGCTCATCTATGTAATCAGGATCAACTTCTTGATCTAATGGATTTAACATATTAAAAACTGGTTGGTAATCTTGAGTTGTTGACCATGCATCTTCACGGGCGTTACTCGAAAATATAGAATCTCCTGAGCTTAATATCATCGGAGTATTACCACAACGTATATCTGTTATACGAGTGTCCAATTCACTTTTGACGCGTAACGTCCCCTCTAACGTATTTCTAGATCTATTGTTCATTCCTAAAAAAGCAAAATGAATCGATAGATCTTTCGCAGTTTCATTATTGGTCGAAAAAGGTGTAGTGAAATATCCTCCTAGATTCTCATTGACACGTAATGCGCCATGAGATAGCCAGTATGATTCAATTTCTGTTTGGGAAACTCCTTTCACAGAATAAACAGCCGTAAACTCAGCATAAGTGGCATACGTAACGGTCATAAATAATCACCTTCTAACACATCCAGTTTCTCTTTCATAAGGCATAGCGTAAATTTCTCAATATCTTCTTTTTCTAAAAATCTGGCTCTTATAGCCTTCATATCTTGATTAACAGGATCCCCCATCCCTAAAGCATTTGCCTTGAGGCCTATATCATATAATATTCCACCTCCACCGGTTAACATATCAACACATTCATTGTAATATTCGATTGAATCTTTCACTAAACGATATTTTTTTTCCTCCACCATCTTCCGCCAAATGTCCACCCCTTCTTGGGAGCGTTGATGCATAGCAGGAGATACTGTACGGGTTTGCTCAAATTCAAAACGATTCATATGTACTAAGTCACGTATCCATAAGTAATTGGCAAGTTCTCTGTTAGGATATTTTTCACGATCTTTTTTCATTAAGGGCCAATTTCTCTTGAACCTATCACGTCTTATTTTTTCTGTGCCATACCCGTTATGGGTTATGGCCAATATATTTTGTGGGATAATAAAAGTCTTTCCACAGCCTTCGTTCAATTGAAATTCTGGGTGTTCATGCACCATACCGAAAAATTTAATACCGCAATGATTTCTAAATAATCTGCAAGGGATGTCCGTTTTTATAAGCCCCGCCGGCTCTGCGGAAAAGTGATGCTGCGCAATAGCATAGCTGTCAAACTGGTTGTTACGTAGATATTTTACTACCCGTTCGGGCCATTGTAAAACCTCGTCATCATCAATCCATAATATCCAGTCCATGGTTGCTTTTTCAATTATCTTATTTCTAGCTTCATCAAACCCTATTTCTAGCGGCGACTTAACGTTAAAGTACTGTGTTTTAAATATTTCAGCAGTATTAACACCACAACCATCTGTTCCGTCAAATCCTATAATTATTTCATTAGCTATATTTTTGACAGAGTCTAGCGTTTTTCCTAATGTATAGCTGGTACTCTTAGATAATATACAAACCGACAAAGTTTGATTAGGAGCCTGCTTATTATGCTTGCGCGAATAATCAATTTTTCCTGGCTCTTCATGGTCTGCTATATAAGACGTTACAAAATACCCTAATCTATTATCAAATATATTCAACTCTTGTGGAATATATTTGACGTCCAGTTTTTTCTTTTTGCCGAAAAGGTCTTCGATATCATCTTGCTCAAAATGATTCAAATGCTCCTTATCAAACCTATTTTCTTGACATCTATTTGCCTCATGTGGGCCAACTGGCGTTGTAAAAAGCATTATTCCATCTTTGTTCGCCATGCTTTCCAGCTCGATCAAAAAAGCATGATAATCTAGTATATGCTCTAGCACTTGACCACATATTACAATGTCAAACTCCATACCTATTTTCTGTGCTGCTACTTGAGGAGTAGGCGCCACAAAAAATGAGATATTAGGTATTTTATTTTTTTCTGCATATTCGGTGGCTGTATTAATATTCAATTCCGAAATATCCACGCCTACAAAATTAATATGGGGAAATAGTCTAGCTAGTGTTATAGTTATTTGTCCAACGCAACAACCATAATCTAACACTGTTGTATGTTCAGACTTATTATTAAGAAGTTCTATAATTGATCTATTTCTGGGCATTCTCAAATGGTGCTCATCGTTTCCTAGAAAATGGTCATTGTTTATTTTCTTTTCATACTGCGCCACATCCTCATAATTCACTATATACTCGTCCGTTAATATACTATTATCCAAGTCTTTCGCCGCGTTGATATCGCTTGTATACTTGTAATACTCTACCATACGTTTTTTATTGTTAGTCAATGAGGAAAATATTTTTTGTATATGTTTATCTAACCCTTTGGCGGATTCTTCCCACGAGAAATCGTCAGTTTTTTTAAGAGCTGTGTTATATAATTCTTGATATACAGGAAAATTATTTGACAAATCAATAATTGCTTCCACAAACTTATCCACATCCACTTTTTTATTTTCTTCATCTTGCCCTTCTACCCATATAACAGACCCGTTAGTTAATGTTTCTTCTAAGGCCCCCCTTTTCATAGCTAGAAAAGGATTCCCTGCTTTCTGTGCGTGCATAGCTGTTATGCAACTAGTTTCTTCAAACTCCGTGGGGTATATTTGCGCCATTGCATTTTGCTCGATAACCGCCAACTGCTGCTTTGACTGCGGAGGATATAATTGTATATTAGGCAACTCTGCGCAACGCTTCCCCAGCATATCATAGAACTGGGCCATATGGGGGGCGGTATGATCATATCCCGTTACAATTAATTTGATCTCAGGGTCTCGCAAAAATAGTTTTTCCATTATGCCATCAGGTCGAACTAGATTTTCTAACCCCCGTTCTGGTCTAGAAGAAAAAACTAATGTTTTCGATTGGAATTTCTTTTCTACGTCTAGTTTTTCTGTGTAATGTTCATGATCGACCCCGTTGGGCAAAACTTTAATATGCTCGTCTTTGACATCATATGTTTCTTTGATTTGATTCTTATGCCAGTCAGATACCGCTAGAATTGAATCAACATTCCATAATTGATTATATACCAAAGGTTGAGAACGTTTTAAGGCTAGATCATGCGTCCACCATAGATTAAGTTTGTTGTTATACCTCATAGAAAAAATGTTTGGTACTCTTTGGGCTATTAACACGTCATGAGGAACATTCACCGCATAATCCATAAAAACCGACCCAAAAGGTGTTTTTTCATCGCACTTACCTATAGGCATATATACAACACCTTCAAAATTCCCTGCCTGCTCTTGCAAAATATTAGAAAAAACAAGGACGTTATACCCTAATTTTTTTAGCTCTCTCGCCATATAATAACCAGCGGATTCTGAACCACCTAAACTTTTTCCTTCATTAATAGTGTTGCCGTGGAAGCTCATTCCTGAAACATAGAATATAATTCTCATATTAGCCCTCAGTCAAATTTTGATAATAATGGTTTCCAATAGTCTGATATAATAGTCGCCCAAGACACTGGAACTAATGGTTTAGCCCCTAAATCCCTAAAATTGTTATTGCTGCCTCCGATAAAATCATCATAATCAATATAGCTCCCGACAGTCTCGTTAAGCCCCCCTATTTTTTTGACAACGGGGATACATGCGCAATATCTTGCCTTCATCGCACTAAGACAAAACAATTCACAATCCGGGAATGGTAATGGTAAAACCCAAAATTCCGCCTTCCAGTACATCTCAGCCATTACGTTTAGTGGTACTTTATCAAGAAAATTAATATTTTTTTGCTTCATTTCTTGTTGCAGTATTCTAATTATTTGCATTCTACGAGACCCCCCAAATTTTAACATCGCTTGAAACCCATACGTTATATTGAGTTGAAGGGTAGGATAATGCTTCAAAATAGTTCCCCAATCTTCTAACAACCTGGGTAATCCTCTATCAGGTGAGGAACAATATAGCAT